TGGAATTAAGTTTTCATCGCACAAGCAAACCTCGTTTAAATTAGCAATGTCGACAAAGTCGGCAATACCTAAATCAAAATCAAGTGCTAAATGCTTACAATTTCCTATTGCTAAACCATCAGTTCTGATTTCGTCAATTCTAACAACTTCTATAATCATATCTGTTAATAAAACCATTTCAGGAACTTCCAAGTAAGCCAAAAGCCAGTCAGAAACAGCCGGAAAACCTATATCTTCTGCCTCGTCATTTTGCCCAAACCCTAAACCTTTTAGGGTAGAACCATTTAAACCAACCGGTATATTAAATGTATAAAACAATTCATATCTAGCAAATCCTCCGTTGACTTCAACTTTAGAATAAGAGTTCTCATTGTTTTCAAATATAACTGGTGTTTTAATATTATAACTCATCGTATTAGAGTTTTTAGTTATCGCTTGTGTTGTTGTTGTTAAATAACTATAAGGCAGCGGAAACGTTATACTTCCGTCAAATTCTGGGTATAAAGCTGGGTCATATGGAAAAGTATTACTCAACATAAAATTAGAATAATTATATAATATATTATTTATTAAACTCTTTTCCGCTATTATTTTCCCTGCTTTTTTTATCGTTATTTTTGTTTCTATATTTTTAATCATCTACGAACACCCCATTTACTAATGTTAATTTCTTCTCTATTATTTCATCGTCAATTACCGCATAAGAATATATAATTCTATTCACTTCTTCTTCAATGTCAAATTCGTCTTTTCTAAAAATATCTATAAAGTTTTCGCCAAAATTTATATTTCTGCAGTCAATAGTCATTTTAGAAACTTCGTTACCATATTCAAAATCAACATCTGTAATTATAAAACTACCTTCAACTAAAAATTGAGGATAATTTAATTCTATTTTTTGGAACGGAATAGTGTTATCAAACAAAGTTCTTATTTCATCAGTTAAACCTCTAAAAATAACTTCTACTTCATCTGTTCCTACCGAGTTTTCACTCAATATACTTTTTGCAAAATTGACACTATCTTTTTTGGTAAACCACTCATTTTTTAGATCAACTGTTTTCTCTATTCTTCCTGAAGTGCTTGAAATACCTTTTTGTTTTTCTATTTCATAAGGATTTGTAACTATTGTTGAAGTTGGAATTAAAGCACTTGTTGATTTTACGTCCGTTATAGTATATTTTTCAGTCGGGTAATCGTCAGCTAATTTCAAGCCAGTTATTAAAGTTTTGTTAAACGCATCTGGAACTAACAATATATCTTTATTATCAATTCCGTCAATTCCTATCATACTACCAAAGAAAATCTCTTTAGTGCTATCATCATAACTTACAAACTTTGCACCAACGCCCACTCCTGTAAAAGAAAACAAAAAAGTAATACCAATTTCATTATTTAAAACTATTCTTGAACCTGTATTTTTTGATACGGAAATTGGGAAAGGTAATTGATAAGTAACTCCTCTTGTCAATTCTATACTACTAAACAATGTTCTTGTTTCAAAAATAATTTGATTTTTAAAGTTTACCACATTTGCATAATCTATTGCTGATAGTTTTGGCTTCAAAGTAAAACAACCATCATCTAAGACTTTGGCATCTTGACTTTGCAAAGAAAATAATGTTTTTATATATATATTTTTTTGCTCATCAACAAACCAATAAAAATTGTATTTATCTGCCATTTCATTTAGTATCTTCTCAATGTTTTTTAAAACAAAAGTGTAATTTATTTCTTTTAAAGGTAAATCGTTTTGAACTATTGTAAAGCCATCTTCAAATAATGGACTTATAACATTTTCAACTGCTGTTTTTAATTCAATATTATCTCCCGAACCTGTAAAACTTTTTCTTGAAACAAAAGCACGAGGAGAAACGATTGTCAACTTCATAATCAAAACTGTTTCAGCCGTCGATATTTCATTTATTGATATGGTAGAAACATAGCCGAAAAGTAAAACTTTGTCTAACTCATCTACTATCGAAACTTCTTGCCATTTAACAGGTCTATCACTAAAACTTTTACCTATAAAATCAATTTCTATGTTGTTAAAAGTAACTTCTCGTGAAGACTTTTTTATAGTCGGGTTATTAGTTATGTTGTATAACTCTGTTCCTATTTTTAATTTCAACTTAAACCACCCGCTTTTAGATTTCTTGACATATAAGGCGTCATTTTTTGACTAACTATATCGCCGTCCATCTCAATATTTGGCATATGTACTATTATACTTTGATTATTAGACATACCTCCGCCTCCTAAAGCCGGATTATATTTTTTGGGCACTACTGCCTCACCTTGGTGTAAGTAAGCGAGTCCATCACTAGCAACATTATTTGTTCCAACTGCTAATTTTGGTATCTTCGGTATTTTAAGAGATATTTTGCTTATTGTTTTTAGTTTCAAAGCCTTTAAAGGTATGTTTATACCCGCTATTAAAGCGTTTAACGGCAATAAAGCAGTTCTTATAAAGTTATTCATACCAGTCGTTAACAAGTTTATCAAACCTATAAACATATTGCCAATACCCTTAAATATTCCACCCAATGTATTTTTCATAAAATTAAAATAACTTATAAAAGCATTTGCAACAAATTTTGCTGCCAATTTAACTTTATCAAAATGTTTTACCAAAAGAATTATAGCAATTATTATTGCTCCTATCACTAAAACTATCGGGTTCATTGCTAGAAAATTCAAAGCAATACTAACGCCTTTAATTATAGTTATTAAATGCCCAAACACTAAAAGTGCTGGTCCAAGTGCAGCTACAACTGCTAGTATAGTCAATATAGTTTTTCTTTGCCCCTCGCTTAAAGCGGAAAACCAAGCCGTCATTCTACTTATAACACTTATAACTTGTGTTATTACTGGTATAAGTTGACTTCCTAAAACTGCCATTTGATCTTGAAATCCTTTTGTCGCTAAACCAAGTTTTGTTTGTGTATCTAAACTTTCTTTGTTATAAGCGGCAAGTGCATCTCCTGATTGTTCATAAGATAATTCTAACAAAGCGGCCGCTTTGTCTTGCTTAGTTAATTCTTTAGTTGTTTTTTTACCTGTTTTGAGCAATGCTCGTTCTTCTAATTCAGCCGCTCCTATTTGTATTCCCAAACCTTTTAAAGATTGCATTTCGCCTGTTAAAGCACTTTGGAATGCTCTGGAAACATCTTCTGCCGAGTGAGTTGCCGAGTTGAAGTTTGTCAATGCCCCTACTAAATTAAGTGTATCTCCTGTCATTTTTGTCGCTTCTTCTCTTGCAAAACCCATCGGAATTAACAAGTCTTGTATTCCCGAAGCCATACTTCTAGCTCCAGAAGTTGTTGCCGGTGTCAACTCTTGGAATTTTTTTATAAAGCCGTCAGCATCTTTCGTCATACCTTTAAAAACTGTATTATACTTTGCTTCTGTTGCTTCTAATTCCATAGCAGATTTAACTGCCGCTCCACCAAATGCAACGATAGGAAGCGTTAATCCAAGTGTCATAACCTTACCGGCACTTTTAAAATTCTTCGCTAGTGTGTCGGTCTTCTTAGATAAATTATCTATTGATTTACTAGCAACGCTATCGTCTATTTTGACTTGGAATTTAATTTCTGCATCATTCATTTTTTTTCACCTTCCCCTCTGTGAATTTCCATAATTTTTCAAACCCACTTTCTACTGATTTTGGATTTGGTAAGGCATATTGCCTTTGTTTTTCTAAATAATATCTGTGTTCTTTGTTTTCATCATATTTTTTAGGCGGTTTCTCATAAGTCCTGAAACCTATGATTTTAGAAATGGTAGATTTATCATTTATAAGTATGCACTCAAGCATTGTGTCAAACTCCCACCAACCGACATTATCTTTATTCAAGTCAACGCCCATTGCTTTGAAGTCAGCCCAATAGTACTTAAAATCTAATTCTAAATCAAAAACCTTTTTTCCTGAATTTTTTTGCTTTGTGTTAAATAAATAGTTTGTTATTTCGTTTAAAACAAATTCTTTGTCTTCGTTGTCAACTTCTATATCTAATAACTTGATGCCTTGTTCTATTTTTATTTCGTAAGGTATATCGGTTGAAAATACATTTAATAGTTTAATAACTTTTTTGTAAGACAAATCCATTTCTTGTGTTTTGTCGTCAACTTTTAACTTGTTTAATTGCCCGAAATCTTGCGAAGGTCTGAAGTCATAGTGTTTGCTCGTTTCGCCTTTTTTCCTATAAAGGCTTCCCAAAAAAAATCAAATAGTTGCTCGTTCATATCTTCAAAATATTGCTCTCCAACCGCTTTTTTAAATGGTTCTAAATGCTCTTTATAACAAAGTTTTTCAAATCTATCTTGATTCTTATAAGCCAATTCAATTATTTTTTCATCAATTTCTTCTTCATTAAGTTTTTTATCCTTTTGAATTTTAAGCATTTCCTCGCTTGTGATAATTTTGTTAATTTCCCTATATTCTTCAGGTGTAAGTTGCATTGAAAACTCGTAAATAACCTCATTTTCGTCGTTCGTCGCCTTTATAATTTCTTCTACTTTGTATTTCTTTTTAGTTAATTCTAACATTTCTTTCCTCCTTGTAATAAATAATAATGAAAAAGAGAGTTTGCACCCCCTCTAAATTATGCTACATAATCAGTTTCAATAAAAGTTGTGTTTTTATAAACTTTTAAATCAAAATCTATTTGTAAAACTTCTTCAGTTAAGGCACTATAAGTTATTCCACTTAATGTTGCTGTGAAATTAAGTTCTTTTCCTGCTGTTCCTTTTAATAAATTTACTAATTTAACATCTGATGTCGCTTCAGCACCTACTGCGTATTCTTTCGCAATAATGTACTGTGCTAGTGGGTCGGCTTTATCAAATTTGAAACCTAATGACCAAGTTGGGTCAATCGCTGTTTTAACATTGTTTGCAATGCTTGAACAAAGGTCGTTCCAAGTGTCAATAGTTTCGCCTTGATCGTAATCAATATTCAGTGGACAAAGTTTAACAAATTCGGGTGTTTCTGTCGCACTTACGTCAAATGATATTTCAAATTGTTCTGCTGAACCTATCATAAATCTTCCTCCTTGTTTTTGTTATCTTACTTTCGCTACAAAAGTAATATTATATAATATTCTTTGGTTTTCGTCTTTGCCAACATAAATCGGAAGTGAAGAAGCGACGATGTTAATTATATAACCACCTGTATAAGAAATATCTTTAAGCAAATGCAAGTAATTATAAACACTGTCGCACAATGCACGACTTGTTGTGTCGTTCTCTGTTCCCCTAATCAAAACTCTAAATGATATATCATTATATAAGACCTTGTTGCATAAATTGTTAGTAGAATTTCCACCTTGAATTGTTATACAAGCAATGTCGTCTCCTGTTTGAGGTAATGCCGGAGAATAAACTTTTGTCAAACTTGTGTTCGCTATCATTATTTCTCTTAATTTAGTTATAAATTTCTCTGTCATCTTCATCTTCCTTTCTGTCGGTTAATTGTTTTGCCAATCATTTTGGCATATGTTGTTTTGTTTTTGTTTTTGGTAACTTCGAACCACATAGGTGTTGCCTTCATATTTTTTGAAGGTGTTATGCCATCTGTGTAATAAAGCCATCTAACTTGTGGTGCTTTTATCAAAACGAACCCACCTTTAAAATCACTATATTCTCCACTTTCATACATATCGAGAGTATCAATATATATAAACTCTTTGCTGTCTTCATAGACTTGCTTTGAAATAACCTCTAAAGACTTTTCAGCCCCTTCTTTTATTATCTCGTCAGTCCACTTAAATGCTTTGCCAAAATTATTAAAAGTTTTCATTTTAACAATATTTCATAGTGATGTGGTGTTTCTTTTTCTGCATATAAAATGTCGGTGTCGACAATGTGGTATACTTTGCTGTTAAAAGTTATTTTGCTACTATTAACGGGTTTATTAACAAGTCCATTCGAGTTTACAATGTCGTAAAACATAATAGCGTTCCCGATAATTTCATTTCCGTCTAAACTTCTTGAAACCAACTTCTGCTCCTGAACACGAACATTACTTAATGTAATATCAGCCCCGAAACTAACGCCCTCTCCTGCATCTTGCAAATACTCGTTATATACTAGATTGTGTTTCAACAATTTTTTTGGAATTTGTCTTATCACTTTTTTTCTCCAATACTTTCCAACCTGCCATTAAATACCACTTTAACGCACCCTCTGGAACAATTCTTTTAATCGCTCCCATTTTCACATTAAACATCTTTTCCATTAAATAACCCTCCTCGTAAGTCCACCATCAATTAAATAACGCCTAGACTTCGGAGAAATCTTGTTGTATAAACTTTTTGATGATGTGTTCCCGCTTGTCGAAAACTTACCTATTGCAAAACTTTCATTGTCATAACTATTGTCATCGTTTTCTTCATTAAAAGAAACTTGATAAGCAGTCGCTAACTTTAAATTAAGAGGAGCGTTTATTGTGTCGTATGAATTAGCACGGTCACGCATTTGATATTTTATCAACTCGCTCGCTTCATAAATTTTAATTTCGTCGCTCGCCTCATAAGTCGACACATCTAATATTTCGTTTAATTCTTCGATTGTTATATATTGTGTTCTTTCAATCGCCATTTTATCACTCCTTTTTCTTTATTTAATAAATTATGCTGCTCCGTTGTTTACTTGAATAAATGTTGGTCTAATTGAACCGTGAATAAATGCAACTCTATCTTGAATAGCACTGTCTCCAATAAATGTTCCTGATCCGTCTAAGTTTTGTAATCTTGGCTCTACTTTGAAAATCTCTTTTGCTGCATAACCTCTCATTTGAAGTGCAATCATATTAGTTCCTTCTGGTAAAAGTTCAGTTGAGAATACGTCAAATCCTAATAGTCTTCCTACGAAACCTTCAGTTTGGATTTTATCTCCACGGTTAGTATCTAAGATTATTTTGCTATCAACGTGTAGTAAAAGATTTTCCATTTCTGAGTTTATAATCAATTTTCTTCCTGTTTTTGGTGCTTTTGCTGTATCTAAAGCTCCTTTAAGTGCTAAAATATCTGAATAAACTGTTGCTAAAACCGGCTTATCTTCTGCTGCTGCAATTAGTTCTGTACCATTTGCAATCATTCCTGTGAATACTTTAGTATCATTGCTTTCTCCACGAGTTTCCATTCCTGCAACCATTCTTGATACAACCATATCTGCTGGTGCTGTTTCAACTGTAAATCCGTCTAATATTTCATTTAAAGCGTCTTCAGTTAAATTGCTTACTGTTACATATGCTGAACCGTCAGCTGACTGTGCTACTCCTGTTCCTGGAACATAAGTTGCGATAGTTGATAATTCATTAACATAAACTTTCATTGAAGTTGCGTCTGAATTAACTAGAACGTCTTGTCTAACTACCTCTTTGTATATACTTTTCTCTGATGCTACCTGTTCTGATATATCGCTATATCCTGTTATTTTTCTTGCTGTTGTTACTGCCATTTTAATTCCTTCTTTCTTTTTTTATTATCTTTTCATCTTGTTAAATGCTTCTAAATAAGCATTATTACTTGGTGTTTGATAAGTGTCTTCTTGTTTCTCTGCCCCTATCTTAACAGTCTTTTTGAGTTCGGGTAAATCTTCATCGATTACTTTACTAATTCTATTCTTCAAGTCATCATCTTTGAAGTCTTCGCCCTCGAATAAATCTGATGTTTCTATTAACCTTTTTACTAAATCAGATTTTGTTTCGTCAACTTCAAGGTCTTTAAGTGTTTGTTTAATCTTGTTGTTTAAAGTTGTTTGTTGAACTTTCCCCTCAAGTGAACTATATTTTTCTTTCCACTCGTTAAGTTCGTTGTTCTTTTTTTCGTCTTCCGTTAATTTAGATGTCTTCCACTCTTCGAACTCTTTCATTGTTTCTTTTGGTGGTAACTTCTTCGCTAATACTGCGTCAATTCCTCTTTGGTATTCTTCTGCTGTATAAGTTTTAACTTCGACTTTTTCTCCCTCGCTTTTTTCAGTTGTTTGAGTTTCAACTTTTGCTACTTCTTCGTTTCCTTCAATAACTTGATTTTCATTTTCCATAAAATCTCCTCCCATTTATCGCCCGTCGGCACTTCCCATTTCTTTAATGTTGTAATGTTCAACAATTTATTTTATTTTTCAATATCTATTCTCATCGTACAATGACAATTTATATCTTGGCTTGGTTTACCAAAGTGTTGCGGTGCTTTTGTTTTTAAGCCGTCAACAGTGAAAAAACCGTTTTTATCAGCCTTTTGTCCGTTTGCACTAAAATGTGATGCTCTTGGCTCTCTAGCCCCGTTGTGTATCCAAGTTTTTTGGACATTGTCAACGCCTTTTGTCGCTTCAATTTGTGCTTCACTTTTGTAAAAGTTCTTTTCTGTAATTGCGATTGATTTTGCTTTACTAGAATTATATTTATAAACTTCTTGTAATTCTTTTGATGTTTGAACCCAACTTTTTCCGTCCTTATACATTTTTATAACTATTTTTTGGACGTTCTTATTAAGTCTTTTTGCATTTCCTTTAATAACTTGCTTGATCTTAACTTGTTTAATTCGTTTAGCAATCGTTTGTTTCATAATTACTTGCCACTCTGCAACAGATATCATTGTTTTTTTGTTGTTTGATGCCTTTTTAAGAGTGTTTATAAGTGTGTTAGTATAAATCATTGTCTTAACGCTTTTATCTTCTGTTATAACTAAATTAGTAGTCCACAATGTTGTTAGTAAAGGCAAAAGTCTTTTAAGCGAACTTTTAACTTCTTTTTCGTTTTTAAGACTTCCATCTTTTTTGTAAACGGGCTTGACTATTGGTAAATCTAAATCAGCATAGTTTTTATCTATCTCATTAAACATATCAATAGTGCTTTGCTTATCTAATTTATCAAATTCTTTTTGTGTCATAGGATTTCCTCCTATTCAATTTCTTCGTCAGGCACTTCTTCAAAACCTATATTTCCAAGATTTGCTAGAATTCTAACTTTTTCTTCTTCTGTCATTTCTTCACCGTAAATCTCATCAAGTGCTTTTTCATCGTCGATTATTTCAGCATCTTTCATAAGTTTAACATTTGCGATAACTTCGTTTCTGTTCGGCGTGATATATTCTCCAAAATTTACTTCAACATATAGCCTGGTAAAAGTTTTTGAAATAGACCAATAATAAGAAATTAATAATAACTCGTAAAAGTCTTCTAAAAACTCATTCCAAGTTCCCGACATTTGTTTTCTTGTTCTTAAAGAAACAAGTTCTCTCTTTTCAAGGCTATCTCCTGAAGCGTTAGCCCCAATATTGTCGCCAATACCAACCGTAATTGGACTTAAACCAACATTAGATAAAATGTTATCTCTAATTGATAATAAGGCTTGTGTATATTCGCTTGTTCTTATATTAGGCTGATTATGTGATATTACATTCTTTCCGCCTTCTCTAAGGTCGGTTTCCACAACTTCATAATGTTTTCTAAACTCATTGAATACTCTGCCGTCCATCAACATTTCAGGAATATATGTTTCAGTTCGTCCAGTTCTTATTTCGTCCATTAGTTGTGACCAAACTTCATCAAGTGCGTCAAACTCTGCTATTATACCTTTATAATCACTCTTGTCAGCTTTCTTTTCCATTGCCAACATCATTTTATTTGGTAAAACAATATCTTTTAGTCCTCTAGTTTCTTCTATCATTTCTAATGAAACTTCCGTCTTTTTCTTACCTTTAACTTCGTAAAGTTTATATTTTATATATCCAAGTCCGTAATGTTCTTCTAACAAAAACTTGCCATCTAAATATTCTTCTAAAAATATCATTTCCATCAATCTATTTCTTTTGTAAACAGAACGGTATTTTAAAGGCGAATATTCTTCAACTATCGGGTATTTCGAAACTTCCGTATCAAAACTAATTTTAATTCCAACCGAACCTGACCAACTTTCGCTAACTATCATATTTGTAAGAAGTTTGGTTTTCTTGTTCTCTTTAAGTATTTCTTCTAAAACTTCGGTTTGCTTCTCATCTTCTTTTTCTTTATAAAAAACCTTTTGTTTAACTCCACCACTTAATAATAAGTTGGCTTTTGAGTATGATATAAGTCCGGGAAGACCACTATGCACTATTCTTATAGAATTATCTAGGTTTGAGTAGTAATAACTGCTTCTAGTATCTATTGTCGTGAAATTGTTTGTTCTAGTGTTGTAAAAGTCGGCTAATAGGTCTTCGTCACCTAGAAACCACAAATATTTTTCTTGAATATTATAATTGTCATATTCCATTGTTTTCTTTGGCATATTACCACCCCTATCTTTTGTATAGTCTTGCATAAACGGGTAAAGGAAGTTTGTAAGTCCAACCCCTATTTTTTCAGATATTTTCATTACTTACCAATCCTTTCTTTATAAGGTAGCCACGAATATTGTGTCGCTTGTATATCGTGGTCGTTTCCATCTTCAGGCAAATCTTTTGTTTCTTTCCACGAATAAACATTCATTTCTTTTTGTAAAGTCATTGTCGTTTCCTTTACTATTAAATACTTACCAGTAGCCATCCACCCACATTGTAGGTTAATACGGTCTATGTTTGTAGTCTTTTTGTAAGCGTTAAAGCAATTATATATCTTTCCGTTCCTTTTAATAAACTTTTGAACTTCTAATATGGTCGCTTGGTCTGCACTATCTATAAATACATTTTTACTAAAACCCCACTTTGCGTGGCACATATCTAAAAACTCATCTATTTTAATTGGCATATCACTTGGAGTAAGTGGAACACTCAACTTCTTGTTGTTGAATTGCCTTACTTCTAAAACCACCCAAATACCATCAGTTGTTAAACCACCATAACTCATCGAGAATGCATCATCACTATGTCGTGAATAAGATGTATCGACACCAAGCGAATATAAAATGTATTCTTTTTCTTTTGCTTCTTCAGTTGTTATCAAATGCTCTTTTTCAAGTTTGAATATAAGACCAGTCGACCTACCACGCAAACCCAAAACTTTATTTTTGTAAATCTTCGTTCCTATCGGGTAGGCCCTTTTTTTCTTCTCGATTTTTTCTTCGTTCATACCTGAATTGTCTTCCATAGTGAAATACCAATGAACCCAGTTTTTATTAGGCTCTTCGTTTATCATATCTAGCAATTCATTCGGGTAGTCGTTTAAATATTTTTCTAACGGTCTTGATTTATTTATATATTCTTTGTAAACTTCCAAGTCAGGATTATCTGGATTTAGTGTCGCCATTAAATAATCACAACGACCAGCAACTTCTCTTATATAATCCATATCAGCAATGTTAATCTCATCTATGTAAACACAACCAACTTGACCACCTAGAACCTTTTTCCATCTCGACCTATCAACATAACCTAGTATATAGATTATCTTTTCTTTTATTTTTAAGTGTGGCAAGGCTATTATACCTTTTCCGTTTGGAAAATATTGTAAATTGTCGCCGAACACCTCTAGTAATCCATTCTCGGCATTGATAATATTTTTTTCAATAACACCCAAATCAAGCCCACTCAATATATGGTCTTTTTGGTCGCTTTTCATTACCTTTAATATAAACTTTATTGTTCCTGTCGTTGTCTTTCCAGACGCAGTAGTTCCTTCAAGAAATTCAAACTCAGCTTCAACCTTAAAAAAATCTTTATACTTTTGTGCAAATTCCATTGCTATTCCTTAAAGGCTTTTA